GAGGACGGCTTGAACCTCGATGAGCTGTTGAACCCGCCAGTGCAACTCCTTGAGCCGTTGCTGATCATCGGCGACAAGTCGAAGCTGACCATCGGGCCCGGTTCACGCATCGACAGCTTCACGAAGATCGAGATCGGCACGAGCACCCACATCGGTCGCGGGGTTCACATCGCGAGCTTTGCCCACCTCGGCATCGGCGGCGGGCACGTGGAGATCGGTGACTACGCGGCTGTCGCGTCGGGCGGCAAACTGATCTCCGGCAGCAATCAAGTCGACGCCGCGAGCATGAGTGCGGTCGCGCCCGAACATCTCCAGCGTCGTGCGAAGTCCTTCGTGCGACTCAATAACTTCGCGGTGGTGTTGACGAACGCGGTCGTCCTGCCGGGCGTCACGCTCGGCTTCGGTGCAGTCCTCGCCGCGGGCGCGGTCGCGACCAAGGACATCCCGCCGTGGGAGATTTGGGCAGGAACGCCGGCGAAGTTCCTCGCGAAGCGGGAGGTCAAGTGAAAAAGTCTGGCGACTGTCCGCAATGTGGCACATGGCGACGGACACTTCATCGAGAACATGTCATCCCGAAATGGAGGGGTGGGCCAGACGATGACTCGAACATCCAATACATCTGTGCCAACTGTCACGAAAACAAGACGCGGGAAGATCTGAAGGGTCGAACTCATACGACAGAAGCCAGAGCGAAGATTCGGGCAGCTAACGTCGGACGAGTTCACACCACTGAAGCCAGAGCGAAGATGAGCGCAGCTGGTAAGGGTCGGGTCGTCACACCAGAACAGCGAGTGAAAATTAGCATAGCTAACTTGTGGGGTAGCCCCAATTACATCAAACGATTTGGGAGTAAACTCGCATGAACATCGTCATCGGGTCAGCGTTTCGCAACTGCGCTCGCAATGCGCCGGCCTATTTCGAGCGCGTGCGCGCGTTCGCCGATCTGGTGCCGCAACATCGGGTGAGTGTCAATGCGGTCGAAGGTGATTCGATAGACAACACTCGACAGGCACTCTGCATCGCAGCTGAGATGAATCACATTCACTTGAACCTCGTTACCTGCAACCATGGTGGGCCGGAGTTTGGATCAACAGAACAGCCGGAGCGTATGGTCGCGCTCTCGAAAGTCGGCAATGCGATCTTCGAGTCGGTCAAGGAATCAGATGACGCGCTGTTCTATGTTGAAAGCGATCTCATGTGGTCGCCCGAGACTGCGCGGCGCCTTGTGAACATCGCCACCAACATGACCGGGTTCGATGTCATCTCGCCGCTTGTGTTGTGCGGACATACGGCCCCGACGTTCTACGATATCTGGGGATTTCGTGGGTTGGACGAGCGACGATTCTCGCCGTTCAATCCGTTCTACCCTGGACTTGAACCGGGCAGCGAAACGATCTTCGAGGTGGGTAGCGTTGGTTCGTGTCTCGCAATGCGCGCGCATGTCGCGCGAGCGTGCCGCATTCGCAACGACTACTGCCTCGTTGGCTGGTGTGAGGATGCGCGGTCGCAGGGCTATCGGATCGGCGTGCAACCCAACTTGCTGGTGAGGCAGATATGAAGGTCTACGTCAAAGCACCAGCGAAACTTAGCCGTGCCATGTTCCGCGTGGCCAACGCGCTCGAGCGTTACGCGCCCGACGACGTGCAGGTTGTAGACGATCTCGAGTCTGCTGACCTGCTCGTGCACCACGTCATCGGACTCGAAGCGATCAACTATCGTCTGGACAAACCCTGCGTGGTGCTCCAGTATTGCACTGGTGGCGGCGAAGATCGAAGCGCGTGGCAGCCGCTGTGGTCGCGTGCGCGCGTGGTGTGGAGTTACTACGACCTCACACGGCACATGCCCCCTGACGCAGTGTTCTATCATGCGGCGCTCGGGATTGATCCGGTGTTCCGCCCGGCGTTCGTGCCTGTGCCTCGTGACTTCATGGTGATGACCTCGGGCTACGTCAACGGTCACGGGCAGGAAGCCATCGAGGAGCCGACGCTCGCCGCTCAACTCGTGGGTGGGACGCCCGTGCATCTGGGTCCGCCGCCCGAAGGATTTTCGCAACCAATGAATCTGAATTTGTTCACGGCCATTGGCGATGCGGACCTCGCGACAGTCTATCGACGCACGAAGTGGGTGGCTGGTCTCCGCTTCGTGGAAGGCTTCGAGCTCGGCGTGGTTGAGGGTCTGGCGTGCGGCGCTCGGCCCATTGTATTCGACCGCGCAGACAATCGACACTGGTTCGGCGAGCATGCGACCTACGTGTCTGAGGAATCGGGCGACTCACTGATGAACAAGCTCGCGAAGATCTTCGGACAGGAACCTGTGCCCGTGTCTGCTGACGAGCGCGTGACCGTGCTGGCGAAGTTCAACTGGAAGACACTCGTCTCAGAGTTCTGGGACCTCGTGAAGGAGAAGGCATGAAGCGACTGTTGTGGATCGGCGATGCGGCCTGCGATACGGGGTTCGCTCGTGCCACGCACTACACGTTGGACACGCTCTCGAAAGAGTGGGACGTGACCGTGCTGGGTCTGAACTATCGCGGTGACCCGCACACCTATCCCTACCCGATCTATCCGGCATGGCCCGGCGGGGATCTGTTCGGGATCGGCCGCTGTCAAGAGATTGTCCGCAAAGTTCGGCCGCACGCCATCGTGATCCAGAACGATCCGTGGAACATCCCGCTCTACATGAAGACGCTCGAGGAGATCAACGACGTGCCACGCCCGCTGATGATCGGCGCTATCGCAGTCGATGGAAAGAACTGTCGTGGCTGGGCGATGAACAAACTGGACCACGTGATCTTCTGGACCAAGTTCGCGCAGTATGAGGCGATCAAGGGCGGATTTGCCAAGTCCAGTAGCATCGTCCCGCTCGGTGTGGACCTCGACATTTACAAGCTTGGTGACCGCGCAGCCGCTCGCAAGCTCGTGTTGCCACCGCAGTGCCAGAACGGCTTCATCGTGGGCAACGTCAATCGCAACCAGCCGCGCAAGCGCATCGACCTGACGATCCGATACTTCGCCGAGTGGATGCACAGCACGGGTGTGGATGATGCGTTTCTGTACCTGCATGTCGCGCCCACAGGCGATCTCGGGTATGACTGTGACCAGCTCGCGGGGTATTACAATCTGCATGGGCACATGATCCTGGCTGAACCTGAAGTGTTTCAGGGCGCATCTGAAGCGATGATGGCGAACACCTACCACACGTTCGACGTGCAGGTCACGACGACAGCGGGCGAGGGCTGGGGCCTGACGACGATGGAAGGTATGGCGTGCGGTGTGCCACAGATCGTGCCCGACTGGGCAGCGCTCGGCGAGTGGTGTGGCGAAGCTGCCATGAAAGTTCCCTGCGATCCGATCTGCTCGCTAAACAAGGTCAACGTGATCGGCGGCGAACCTGACGGCGACCTGTTCAAGCTCGCGCTCGACAAGCTCTATCGGTTCCCGGAGATCCGTGCAGCGTATCGGGACAAGGGGCTCGAGCTCGCGGCGCAGCCCGAGTATCGGTGGGAGAACATCGCTGAGGCGTTTGCCAAAGAGGTCGCTGCGGCGTTCGCGGCTTACGACTGATGGCTGCCCGCGACTCGCGCGGCCGGTTCGTCGCGCGACTCAGCGGCGCGATCGAGATGAAGAAGAAGCTACTCCGACTTCGCTGGGGCATGCCCGCTGAGATCGATAGTGCGTTGTACCAGGAAACCGAAGTCGAAGTGAAGGAAGTGAAACGTCGCACGCCCGTGAAGCATGGCCCGTTGCGCGCGTCAGTTCATACGGTCGGACCGATTCGAAGCGGGCGCACGACCTACACACTCATCGTGGCGGGTGGTCCCGCAGCGCCCTATGCAATCTACGTGCATGAGAACTTGAGAGCGTTCCACAAAGTCGGCGGCGCAAAGTACATTGAGTCAGTCGTGCTCGAGAGTCGACCGCACATGGGCGCAAGGGTCGCGAGACGGATCGACTTGAACCGCTTGCTCAAATAAGGAAGCACGATGGCTTTTCTAGACGACATGATCGACATGCTCGAGGGTGACCTTGTCGGCACGTATGGCACGGACATCTTCGCGTCGAGCCAAGCTTTCATCCCAGTCCTCGCGTCGGGACTAGCCACGTTGCACTTGATTCAGACCGGCGGGACCGCGCCCGAGCGCACGCATAACGCGGTGCTCACGCCGGCCTACATCCAGCCGACGATGCAACTCACGGCTCGCGCGAGCACCCATGCTGCTGCGTTCGCCAAAGCGACAGCGGCTTACAACTCGCTGTTCAAGATTCGGAACCAGTTTATCAACTCGGGCTGGTACAAGTGGGTGAAACCACTCGGCGATCTCGATGATAGCGGATCAGATCCCAACGGGCAAGTGCGTGTGTCGTTTAACGTGATCGCCAACAAGCGTCCTTAAGGAGGACACCGTGAGCGAAAAGAAAGTTGCATCGTTTGAGGAACTCGAAAAGGCTGATGACACCGAGTACGACACGGTCGAAGCCTACGGCATTACCACCCGCATCGGTTCGCTGTGTTCAGCGGACATGATCGAGTGGGTCGAGTCGAACGACGACAAGGACAAGCGCAAGGAAGCTGGGCTCCGCATTCTGGTCAAGTCCGTCGTGGACGAGGATGGGAACCGGATCCCGAAGGACAAGCACGAGCACTTCCTCGAGGTGTTCCGTCGCAAGGGCACGAAGTCCAACGGCAAGATGGTCGATGCGATCCTGCGGCTGAACGGACTCCGGGGTAAGGGCGCCGTAATCCCAAACGCCTTAAGCGAGGAAGCCACCGATACTTCGCTCACCGGCTCGCCCTCGCAACCGGTTGGGTAGATGTCGAGGCCATGCTCAGGCAACTGAGCATGAAGAAGTTCCTCGAGTGGATGGCGTTCGACAAGCTCGAACCTATCGGCGACAAGCGTGGGGATTGGCAGGCTGCGGTCATCTGTTCGACGCTGGCGAACATTGCCGCCGCGAAGACAAGGAGTCGAAAGCGATTCAAGACGAAGCAATTCCTCTTGGAGTTCGGGCCGGACAAGCCGTTGGCACAGGGTCAACAGCAGTCGTGGCAAGAGATGAAGATGATCGCGCAGATGGTCGCCATCGCATTCACGGACCGACCGAAGAAGAAAGGTAAGTAGTCCATGGCTGGTGCACTGAACATCGGCACGCTTTCAGGGAGGATCGAACTCGAGGACAAGCTGTCCTCGGGTATGGACATCGTGTTGGGTCGCATCGATCAACTTGACAAGCGGTTCGGTGGTCTGGGCCAGCGTGTTGCTGAGGGCGCGGCTTCGTTCTTCACGGCCGAGGCTGCTCTCAAGGCCATGTCCTATGTGGCTGACATCGCAGCGAGCGCGCTCAAGAATCTGACCGTGGAGGGTGCGGGTGCCGCAGACATCGAGGAGAACTTCAATCGGCTCAACGAACAAGCCGGACGGTTGGGTAGCACGTTGCTCGGCGAACTTCAAGAGGGTCTCCACAATACAGTGACCGAGCTCGATCTCATGGTTGCGGTCAACCAGAATCTCGCGGCCGGACTGCAACTGACAGACGAGCAGTATCGCTCGATTGCTGATGGCGCGTTTGCGCTCGCACAAGCGACGGGCATCGACGTAAAGGAAGCCTTCGACAAGGTCAATGATGCGATGCTCACGGGCCGCACCCGCGGTGTGGCGATGCTCACCGGCAAGATCGATCTGGCTGCGGCCGAAGAAGCGTATGCGAAGTCAATCGGTAAGACCGTTGAGCAGTTGACAGGCGAGGGTAAGTTGCACGCGGCGCGTATTGCTATCCTCGAGAAGGTCGGCGCAGCGACCACACGGCTGGGCGAGCAAACTGACGGCATTGACGAAATGGTCGCGCAAGCCCAGGTCGCGTGGAGCAATTTCCAGACCGAGCTCGGCAAGACCGTAGCTACGTCGCCCGTGCTGATGACCGGTTTGATGGGCATCAAGGACGCAGTGATGGAAGCGTTTGGCGGGAATCAAGAGACGCTCGTCAAGAACATCGCCAACTGGATCGACCGCGCGGCGATCAAAGCGCTGGAGTTCGCGCAGGTTGTGGTCGACGGGATCGGTCTGGCTGGCATTACCTGGAACTCGTTCAAGATCATCATCGAGACCTCGGCCCAGGGTTTCCGCGCGATCACCTATGTGGTTGAACAAGTCCTGCTCAGCCTGATGGAGATCGCCAACTTCGTATCTGGCGGGAATCTGTTCGGCGATGCTATCGAAGCCACGCGTGCGGACATCGAACGGCTCTACAATGACATGGCTGTGGGCGAGCAGCGCATTACCGAGTATCAGGGCGCGCAAGACGAGTGGGCCGTGTCCACGGGAAAGATCAATGAGAAGCTGGCGGAAATCAGAGACAAGATGGTCGCGGCTGGCGAAGCCGCCGTCAATGACGCAGCAGCCACAGACACGTTGACAGAGGCGAGTGACCGATCAACCACGTCGGCCGGTGCGCTCGGAGCTGCGACCGATGTGGCCGCGCACTCGATGGCGATGACGGCTGCCGAGTCTGCGAAGTACGCCGAGGCTCTGGAGTCGATGAACACGGCGGGCGCTGGGGTTGCGGGCACACTCGCTACGATCAACGGCGAAATTGTGGAGGCGGTCAAGTATTACCTCGAAGCTGGCGTCTCGCTGTCTCAACTCGCCCTCGTGTATGGGCTGACCGATACGCAGGCGCAGGCGATCAACGAAAGCTGGAAGGCTGGGAACGAGCTACTCAAGGACCAGAAGAAAGCGGCCGACGAGATGGCCGAGGCCTGGATCGAATTGAACAGTATCGGCGATGACCAGCAAACGACGCTGGCTGGCGTCGGTGACCGGTTGATCGATGACATCAAGCACTACATCGACATGGGTGCATCGATCCAAACGCTGAAGGCAGCGTATCCCGAGCTGACCGAAGCCCAACTCAAAGCCATCGGCGCATCGGATGCACTCAAAGTTTCGTTTGATCAGCAGGCTGTGTCTGTCGCACAAGTTGTGGACCAAGTTCGCACGTTGTCGGGCGAAATGATCTCGCTGGCAGAAGCTGAATCTCGCCGGACGGCGGGCGGCTCGTTCGACAATACCATCGACCAGTTTGAGATTGATCAGACCGGTCCAGAGGAACTGTTGCGAGAGCTCAAGCAACTGTCGGAGAGCGTGCCAAATCGGCAAGTGTTGGATATGCACAGCTATGTGAAGCTGCTCAAGGACCAGGCTCGACTTGCTGCACTCAAAGCAATCTACGAAAAGCTGAAAGCACAAACAGCCGGTGATGACGATGTTCTGGGCGGTGGCGGTGGTTCGGGTAACGGGCCGACCGTCGGGGAAATTCCGGCGGGTACGGGACCGGCCGTTGGCACGGCGGCTGGCGGCACAACGACCAATACCGGTGGTGGCGTCGTCATGAATTTCCAAGTCAATGGTACGGCCGAAGAATCGGCCCGAAAGATCAGTACGATCCTCATGAAAGATCTCAAAACACGCCGACAGTTTGGCGCAGCGTAAAGGAGCAGTCAGATGATTGGACAACCAGAAACACTCATGGTCGCACAGGTCGACGGCGCAGCCGTCACGGCTGCTGCGGCCACGTCGTTGCTGCATGCGTCTTCAAAGAGAACGCTGCCAGCAAACATTTTCAATTACATCGGTCAGACGTTGCGGGTCGTGGCTCGCGGACGGATCTCCTCGGTCATTACCACGCCGGGCACGGCGAGGTTCGATCTCCGGCTTGGCGGCGCGCTGGCGTTCGACGGGCTCGCGATTCTGCTCGACACGGTCGCCGGCCACACGAACGTCGGGTGGAAACTCGTCATGGACTTGACCGTCCGGGCGATTGGTACCACGGGCAACTTCATGGGCAGCGGCGAGTGGACCTGTGAGGATATCCTCGGCGTACCCGCGACGGCGCCCAAGGGTGTGCTGACCGCGATCCTTCCGTGGAACTCAGTACCCGCCGTGGGCGCAGCCGTGGATATGACGACCTCGTTGCAAGCGGATCTGTTCTTCACGCAGACCGTGGCGACGGGCTCGTGCACCCTTCACCAGTTCGAGCTGAGTCTGCCGAACGGGTACTAAGGTGGCTGATTCGTTCGCGGTCAATCGTCGCCGTAACCGTCTCCGGCATCAGGGCACCTTCGGCCCTGAGACCGGACCGGTCGTCCTGCGTCTCACGCCGAACGCTGGGCGCACCGTAGGCGGGACAGCAGTCACCATCACAGGCCGGAACTTCCGTGTCCTGGGCGATGGTACAGTGCCTACGGTCCAGTTCGGTGGGGCGTCAGCCACGGGTGTGGTCGTCGTCAGCTCGACTGAGATTACGTGTGTCACTCCGCTCTCGCCGATTGTTGGCTTGGTTGACGTCACGGTGACGATTGGTTCGCAGACGGGCACGCTCGCTGACTCATTCACGTATTATAGTAGCCAGATTTTCAGCGTCACGCCGAACCATGGATCGTTTGGTGGCGGGACTGAGGTCGTCATTAAGGGCGCGAACTTCGTCACGGGTAGCACGGTCGCCTTCGATGGTGTGGCAGCTACGGCCGTGTCGTTCGTGGATGACGAGACCTACTTCGCGACGACGCCAAGCCACGCTCAAGGCGCCGTCGATGTCACGGTGACTGAGCCAACAGGCTTCGTCGCGCGGCTGACGAAGGGTTTTAAGTATACGCTGTTTACTCGTGGTGCTGACATCCGGCGCCAGCCTGGGATCGTTATCCGCGACGTGCTCAACAATCAAGCGAACAAGTGCTCGTTCACGGTAGACGGCGCAAGCAACACGCCCATTGTTGGCGAGCAAATCGAAATCTTGGACGAGCAGGACGGCAACCGGCTGATGTTCTCAGGGAACATTCAGAGCGTGACCCAGGAGTATGAGGAACAGACGAACCAGTTGGTGTGGCGTATCGACGCGATTGACTTCACGTTCCTGCTGAACAAGTATCGGCCGATCGGGATCTACACCAACATGTCCGTGACCGGAATCGTCAAGGACATGATCGCACGGTTCGCGCCCGGGTTCACGACCACGGACTACGTGCAGACCAACCTTGCAAAGGTCACCGCAACCTTCGATGGGTCGCAAGACTTCTCGACGTGCTTGAACCAACTGGCCCAGGCGATTGGCGCCGGCCACTGGTATGTCGACTACTTGCAGCGGGTGCACTTCTTCCACACCCAACTTGAGTCGGTCATTCTGCCGGGGTTTGATCCGCGCGATCCGAACGCACCCAATGGCGTCATTCGACTGGGCCCGGGTAATGCGATGGTCGTGACCGAAGGCGCGCTCATTCCGAGCACGCATTCGTTCAATATCGGGTTCTACATGTTCTGGTCCACGTTCTACTATGACAACGGTGTGGAGTCGGCGCTCAGCCCGCTGTCGAACGTCGTCGCGTTGCAGGGAAACAAGCAGATTGATTTCTCCAACCTCGCGATTGGACCAACGGTCGGCACTCACCTGGTGACAAAGCGTCGGATTTACTCTGTCTACATCGGACCGTTGGGCATCACGCCCATGGCGAAGTTCTGTCAGATCAACGACAACACGACCACGTCGTTTACCTCACAGTTCTTTGCGGACCAGAGTGTGGGCTCTACACCGGCTGGCGTGGTGGTCAGTATCCCGGCCACAGCCACATTGCCGGTTCGCCACTACATTCCGCCGCCCGCGTTCACGAGCGAGGTGCGGCCGAGCGCCGCGCAGGGCACAGCGGAGATCTTCAGACCGCAGTACCCGCCGCTCTACGGTGAGCATATCGCTGCGACCTACACGCCGGCTCCGTGGGGTTTCAAGATCACGAACCTCTATCGGAATGGCACTGAGTCGCAGGCGTCGAACCCGACCAACACGACGGCGCTCAACGGGACGCGGTCGTCGCGACTCGAAGGTGTGCCGCTCGGCGTGACGATCAATAGCGTAGACGTGATCGCGCGGAAGGTCTACGGCTGCATGGGCTCGGCGTTCACGCGCACGCTCTCTGAGGTCGTGTCGCTCCTCCAAGCACTACAGAACGCGGGCAACCTCGGGTCCGAGGTTGGGTATGGAGACGCCGAGCGCTTCGGCAACGGGACGATTCCCTCGACCTATCAGGCACTTGTGGATGCGTTCGGACAGAGTGACATTGATCGGCTGTTGTCTGGTGGGTTCGCTGACCCGGACTGGTCACCGGACCGCACGAAGATGTGGTACCTGATCCCGGACAACACCACGACCGTTGCAGATATTGGACCGGGCACTGGCGAGGGTTCACCGCCCGTCGTTGGCGGTGGACCAGAAGTTCCGCAGTGGCCGAACCCGAACGGTCCGTACCTCGAGAACTTCGATCCGCCAGACGAGATCAACGACACGAACGGGTACCTGCTGCGTGAGCCAAAGTTCACCCAGTCGATTGACCTGTCGCAGATTCGCAACCGCGTCAAGGTGAAGGGCGCGGGTAGTGCAACGGTCGCGGCTGCTGTCGCTACTGCGCGCGTGCTCGAGGTGTCGGACCTGTCAGTCTACTCGGGCATCGGCGGGTTGGTCTATGTGCGCGGCATGGTGCTCGCCTATGTGGGCTTGAGCGCCGCATCGGGCATCGGGACGATCACGTTGCGTGATGGATTGCCGTCGGCTGTGCCCGCTGGTGAGCCGGTTCACATCTTCTTCGAAGCGAATGATATTCGGTCGCAGGAGATTCTGAGCGCGATTGAACTTGACAAGGACGGCAATCCCACAGATGGCGTGCATGAATACATGGTGGTCGATACAACCATTGTGAACCCGTTCCAAATGTTCATGCGCGCCTACGCTGAACTCGAGTTGTTCGCCAATCCGGTTATTACGATTCACTATGCGACTCGTGATCCAAAAACGCGGTCCGGCGCAACCCAGGTGGTTGACCTGTCAGACCCGCAGTGCAAGGGTGAGTTCCTGATTCAGGACGTGACCATCGATCAGATCCATGATGAGTCAGATTCGTTGACGCCACGCTATACAGTGACCGCGTCGTCTGTTAAGTTCGATCTGAGCGACCTGTTGCTACAACTCATTGGGTCGACGGTCGGAGCCAATGTTAGCTTGACCGGGTTTGTTAATACGCTGCCGACCACGACAACACCACGACCGGCCATTTCTCGCGCAAACGGTTACCATTTTCCGAGTGGTGCCAATTCGGCAGCAGCAGTGGGCGATTCAGCGTCTGCCATCGGCACGGCGGGCACGTTTGACACCGCAGAGATTCCACCACTCGGAGCCACAAGTGCGTTGGCTGACGAATCTTGGCAGACACGAACGACGACCGGGTCGAACGGAAACACGAGTGGGATTGCACTCGGTGTGACGTTCCAGATCGAGAACAACTTCGATATCGTGTGGCAGATCAAGACAGGCAAGGTCATCACGGACATCCTGTATTGGTTTGGAATGCAGACAGCGGGCGGCGCACTCGACACAGATCCAACGGGCACGAATCGCTGCCTTTGCATGTTTCGATATTCGACCGAGCAAGGCGACCTCGGGTGGACCGGTGTGCTTCGCAACACAGGAGTCAGCGCACCGTTCTTCACGATCCCGATCACGACCACGATCAAGGCCGACACCTATTACACGTTGCGAATGTACTCGACGCGCGGCACAAGTCTGAGCGAGACATCCGTGTCATGGTCCGTCAATGAGGCAGACCCGATCACGGCCACCTACGAGGACACGTTGGACAGCTCACCGGTCGGCTACGCAATGCCGGTCAGCAACAACTTGGCCTCGCTCTTCGGCCTGGTTCAGAAGGCAAGCGGTTCAGGAAACCCAGTCAAGAAAGTCTCGTGGCGCTGGTGCCAATGGTCAAAGAATTGAGTCGCGTCATGAAGTTCAACTTGCAACAAGCGCTCACAGAGATGCGTGATGAACAGAGGGAAGACCATGCCACACTCTGCGCCAAGGTAGAAGCCGGCTTCGACGAGTTCAAGTGGTCGTTGTCAACCCACGACAAGCGCATTGGCGTGGTCGAGAATTTTCACAAGACCACGCGCTGGTTGGTCGGCGCAGTCATCGTGGCGATCCTGGCGTTCATCGCTGATCTCGCTGTCGCGCTCTTCTCGTAAACCCATTGAAGGAGTTCCCAATGAAAGCTGTGTTCCTCGCGTTCATGCTACTCGTTGCGTCGGTCGCCTCGGCGCAAGAGCCCGCGTTCCCGCAACGCGGTGTCGAGACCATCGACTTCCTCGTAGCCCGATTTCCTGAGCTCGCCACCGGCGACGACGACGCCCGACGCACACTGACGAAGTCGATCATCGAACAGATGGTCTGCGATTTTCCAACAGACGGATATACCTGGAAGTCGGCTGACCCGACGCGCCCACCCTCGAAGGATGCCATCGGCCGACAGCTCGGTGGACGACTGTTTATCTGGGACTGGCAGAACGGTGCGACACGCCAACGCGCAGTGCAGGCTGGTCAGCCCGGCCACGATGTCACGGGTCAGCATCCGATCCAGGTTGGCTGTGTTCAGCACACGGGTCCGGTCGTGCCGCCGGGCACACCGCCACCCGCGCCGCCAACTGAACCGAGCGACGACCTCGCCGAGTTGATCGCGGAGTTTCGCGCAGCCCGTGCAGAAATCCTCGCGCGTGACGAGCGGATTTACGCAGACCTCACGGCGCAGGTCACGGCGGTCAAGGTCTCGCTTGAGGAGCACCGTGTCGAAGCTCGGAAGACTCGCAACGCGGTGTTGTCATTCCTCGGCAACTGGCGCAACCTCGCCACCATCGCTGGTGGGATCGTGGCCGGCGTAGCTGGGAGCCGGTAATGGAAAGCGCACTCGCGTGGATCGGACAAGTCGCTGCGTGGTTCGGCCGATTCATTCCACGTCGTGAGATCCTCGACACCACCGAGGGCGCGATCAAGTACAAGCACGGGAACGAACCCGTGTTCTGCGGACCGGGCATCCACTGGTGGTGGCCGTGGACCTCGACCTGGGTCGCGTATCCAATGGCGCGGCAGACCGACCGACTCGAAACACAGACGATGGAAACGACGGACGGGAAGACGTTCATCGTCAGTGGCGCATTTACCTACGCCATCGAAGACTTGGCGATGCTCATCACAACAACCCACTCGGCGCTCACTACCACGTTGGAGCTTGCTCAGACGGCGATGCACGAGGTGCTCTGTGAAATGGACTGGTCAGCCATTCAGACCGAACAGCGTAAGGGCACGCTCAAGACCAAGCTCAAGAACGAGGCGCAGCGACAGTTGAAAGACTATGGCGTGAAAGTCATCAAGCTGCAACTCAACACGTTGGCCCGCTGCCGAGTCTACAAGGTCTCGCAGACCACGGCGTCCGAGGAGAACTGACATGGGTGAGACAGACTTCTGTGAGCCGTTGATCCTCGAATATTTGAACGGTCGCCGTTGGCGATTGGTCCAAGCGTTCACGTATCACAGTCAGTTGGCTGAGCGGGCGTTCATCGTGCCCGCTGGTTTCGTCACAGACTTTGCCAGCATCCCGCGTTTCTTTTGGCGGGTGTTGCCGCCGACGGGCGAATACGGAAAGGCCGCCGTGGTTCACGATGGCAACTACCGCGAGAACACCACGGTCACTCGGAAAATGGCTGACGACGTATTCCTCGAAGGGATGCGCGACTTGAGCGTGCCAGCCTGGAAAGCTCAGATCATGTATCACGCGGTCCGTTTGTTCGGTCGCGGGTCGTATAAGGGGACACGATGAACTACGCACGGATGGAAGAGCAGCTCATGCTTCATGAGGGTCTGCGGTTGAAGCCCTATCTGGACACCGAAGGCAATTGGACCGTGGGCGTCGGGTACAACATCGACGGTCGCGGGTGGGAGTTTTTCGAGCAGACCGTGCTCCGCAGGTGCAGACCGGTTGACGGTGCAGGGACAGAGACCGCCCGCGTCACCAAAGAGGAATCACTCAAGGTGTTGCGCGCCGACATCAAGCGCGTGGAAAAAGCGGTCCGCACTTACTACCCGGGCTACGATTCGCTCGGCGACGTGCGGCAGCGGGTCTTCGTGGACATGAGCTTCAACATGGGGTTCAAAGCACTCGGCTTCAAGAACGCCATCGCGGCTGCGAAGAAGAACGACTGGTCCGCGTGCGCGCGTGAAGTCTGGAAGTCGAAGTGGGCTGGTCAAGTTGGTGACGGGCCCGGTCAGAAGGAAGACCGGGCCGACCGTCTGACGAAGATGCTCCTCACCAACATCGACTACACGAAGTGAAGAACCCTTGACACAGTGTCTGGTCGTGTCACAATGAACATTCCTTCTCAACAATGGAGTCACGATGCCCAGTAAAGTCGACCGCAAGTGCCGTCTCTGTCCGAAGCTGATCGCGCGTGAGACCAAGACCGGGCTCTGTGCAGATTGCTACGTGACCGGGCAACACCGCCGGCCTCGGGTCTGCCGTCTTTGTCCAACAGAAATCGACAGAGACAACAAGACTGGCTTGTGCCGCGCCTGTTTCAACAAAGAGCAGCAGGCTCAGAAGCCGAGCGAACGAGTCGCGGCCGACCGCGAACGCCAGCGCAACACCCAGGAGCTCACGGGCCTGCGAAAGAAATACGAGGAGTCGCTCAAGACCATCGAGCGTCAGGAGAAATCGCTGAAGGCGCTCGACAACCTCGTGACCGAGGGCGTGGAGACGTTCAAGATCGAACCGCGCAAGGGCACGGGCAGCAGCGAGTGTACCATCGTCATCCCAGCCAGCGACTGGCACATTGAAGAGCGGGTGAACCCGGGCACAGTGTCCGGTCTGAACGAGCACAACCTTGAGATCGCACGCGCGCGAGCAACTAGGTTCTTCCAGGGTGGTCTGCGGCTGACCCGTCTGCTCCAGCAGGACACGACCATCGACCACGTCGTCATGCCACTGCTCGGCGACTTCATCAGCAACGACATCCACGAGGAGTTCCCTGAGAACAACGAGCTGACGCCGATGCTCGCTATCGTGGAAGCACAGAACATTGTGGCGTCGGGCATCGAGTTCATGTTGAACAACTCGAAGCTGAACCTGACGTTTCCCTGTCACTCCGGCAACCACGCACGGACGACCCGAACCACGCGGTTCAGCTCCGAGAACGGGCACTCCCTCGAGTACCTGATGTATCGCCACCTCGCCGGCTACTTCCGCAACGAGCCGCGCGTGACGTTCATCATTCCCGAGGGTCCGCACTCCTACATGGACATCTACGGGATGACCGTGCGGTTTCAACACGGGCACATGATCAAGTTCCAGGGCGGCGTCGGCGGCATCTTCATCCCGACGTTCAAGGCCATTGCCCAGTGGAACAAGGCGCGCCGCGCCGATCTCGATGTGTTCGGACACTTCCACCAGCGCAAGGACGGCGGGAACTTCATCTGCAACGGATCGAACATCGGCTACAATGCGTTCGCGCTGAGCATCAAAGCCGATTACGAAGAGCCCGCGCAACAGCTCTTCATGATCGACAAGAAGCGTGGGAGGACCTGCACGTGGCCCATTCTGGTGAAGTGATGTCCCTCGACAAAGGCATCGCCCACGGGAAAGAACACCGGCAACCATACTATCGAGGTGCTCGTCATGATCGGTCTTGCCGGCCTGGTGGCTCATGTCCGCAGTGTAAAGGCAATCGCACGATACGCGCGCAGCGTGAAGCGGCTCGTGCTCAAGTGGAGGACCGCGTCGATGGAAAATGACCAGCTTGTTCAGATCGTAGACGGGGTCGTTCGGCCCGTGCCGTGGTGCGGGAAGCCCGGCGAAGCCCACATGGCCACGGCCAACGCGCTGGTCAACGGCGACCGTCAGGATGCCTACGGCAGTCCACGACGGTCGTATGAAGCGGTCGCACAGGTCTGGTCCGGGTTGCTCTGGGACAAGCTCACGATCCCACTGACACCAGAAGACTGTGTTCTGATGATGACTGCGCTGAAGCTCCAGCGTGAGGCACACAAACATAAGGACGACAACCTTGTGGATGCTCATGGGTATCTGCTCGTGCTCGCACACGTCCGCGATGGCCAATAATCCGTGTCCGTTGTGCGGTGCAGTCAAGTGGTGGTGGCGCGATGAGACTGGGTGCTCTTGCTGTAATCCTGATCCTGGCGACACCGCCACAACGACAGACACTGAACGTCTATCCGCCGGGCTTGGTCGTGGGCCACGGCGTGAGGGTGACTTGCCGGGTCCCGCGGCATGAGGCGAACCGGCAAGTCACCTGGGGCTTCGAGGATTGGACTACGTCGACCCGTCAACTCGATGGTGACGCGGCGCCCATCACGTGGCAGATGTTACTGAACCACGTCCCATGCGAGCCGGGTCCAGCGTTCTGCATTGTCGCGCGAGCAGACGGGTCCCGCGCGATCCGTGTCACCCAGAATGTCGTCGTGCTCGGCTGCGACTGACACCCGAAAACTCCAATGGACCCGTGTCAGAACGTCGACCCAAAAACAGGGGGTTCCGTTCAGACCTGCACAAGACTGCACACTTTCTCGGATGCGCCGAACCGACCGTAGCTGCAACGACTTAGCGACGATTCTGACCTATCATTATATGGCGACCCGTTGCGCGCGACTGGGGTTCGTGTATGATTGTCGTGTCGGGTTCGTGGTTGTCACCGCATGCGGCCGATGCCTAACGGCGAGCGCCAATGCAAAAAGTCGGGGACAACGTCGAACAGTTGACACGGGCAGCAGGCAAAGGTCGTCACGTTCGCAGACCCCGAGCCGCCCAATTGAAAACCGAATAACGAGCACCGGTCAACGGGATCACCCGCTGACAAAGCAATCCCCTCCAAAGGGTGCTCGCTTCAAACACGTCAGACCGCGTTGGGAAATCAGCCTGCATGATGCAACGTCATGCGGGCCGAAGGCACTTGCGCGGTCTGCTGATGAGGACAGACGATGCCCCAGCATCGTCTGTAAATCCCCGGTCGCATGCCGCGACCGTGTGGTTCCAAGGCCACCATCCAATGACACAACAGATGCTCGACGCCCAACGGTTTGCTCAGCGCACGTCGCCGAACGGTCCCGACGAAATCCGGGAACGTCGCATTCTCAAAATCGACCTCGCACGGATCAACGCAGCACACCAGAAAGCCTGCGCCGAGGTCGAACGTGAATACACCACGGAATTGAAGGTCATCGCTCGTCTTCACAAGTTGGCCCTCAAGGACGTTGCCAGCGCCAGAAAGGCATCACGATGACATGGAAACCTACGGCAGTCACTCAGCCTGTCAGCGACCTTCGACTTGCGGAACTGGTTACCAAATTCGGAGGAAAGAAAAAGTGAAGACCATCTGCACCGGATGGGTCAACCCACGGCACGAACCCATCGTGATGAAGGACGACACGTCAAACGATGACCGCGTGTCTCACGGCATGTGCCCAGCCTGCGAGTCAGACATGCACATGGTCGTCAGACCGTGCCCGTGCTATCGTTCAATCGTTAACTCAGCTTCAGGAGACAAATCATGACCGTTGAAATCTCGACACGCGACTTTGAAGCGGCGCACGGCAAACAACCACGCGGTCGCGGGTCGTGGGGATTCTGCCCGGCCAATCACTACGACGCGATTGATTACCTCGACCACGTCAAGTGGTTTCACCAGATGACCTTTGCTGAGGCGCGACGGAATGCACGGGTGCACTTCAGCACCCACGTTGAAGGCGATACCATCGTCGTCTGTTCGTAGGGTGAGGACACGGGCGCAGTGCCCGTGTAAACCCCGTGGCCGGTTCCAACGCCGGTCGGGTTGTCGTGCATGCCGCACGATTGCAGAAGGAGAACATCACATGGACGTCTCAAAGGTCAAGACGGCAGTCGAGGGTGTGCGCGTGGAAATCCTGAAGGTCCGCGATGCGGCCATCGCAGCGGCCAGCGCGAAGGGTGCGAACGCTGACGCCATCCGTCAGCTCAACGGCATCCAGTCGCTGGGCAAGGCCGACACGAACCTCGACAAGGTCGTCAGCCGTCTCGAGGACGCGGTCAAGCGTTCGTCGCCCCGTGTCGAGAAGGCCGACGACAAGGTCAAGCGTTCGTCGCCCCGTGTCGAGAAGGCCGACGACAAGGTCAAGCCCGGTCCGGTCGCCGTCGCGGGCAAGAAGTAACAGCGTCACAACGGACGGGGTCATGGGGATCCCGTCCGTCGTTTACCACGTGGAGGATGTATGCCGTATCGCTCTCGGTTCGGCCGCTCTCGGTTCGGCCGAACTCGCGTGCAACGTGACCCCGTGCTGACCAGCACCGGGGTGCAGGCCGGCAGTCGGACTCGCTGTCACGGCTGTCTGCTACATATCAATATTGGTGACCCGTTCGTGCGGCTGCGCTTGCAGAAGCGCTTTCGATTCCCCTGTGCGACCTGCACGGTGGCACCGAAGGCGTCGAAGCGGTATCACACCGCGTGCGAGCCGGTGGACAAACACAAGGCGATGGGGTTCGACCCGAACGTCCACGGTCATGCGCCGGCCACACCGTTACCCAACGGTGGCGCAGTCGCGCCGCCACCGCGTCCTCCGACCGTGGAGGAAACGGCACTGCTCGCACTCATCGCACTCGAGACTGCACTCGTCACCCGTGCCGCTCACAAGGGTGTCACCCCTGAACTGGAATCGGCATTCAAGAAATTCCAGGGCATCAAGGCACGTGTCCTCCGACCGGGCACACCGGCCGAGGGCGAGGTCGCCACGTCACTCGCGATTCAGCAGATTGTCAAACTTGTCTACGCGTAAACCTCGGATTGAAAGGAAACGATCATGAACAGCAACGAACTCGTCCGCACGAAGTTGGAGCAGGGTCTGTCGCTCGGTTCGCTGAAGTCGCTCGTCAAGGCGACGGCGGAGTCGGTCATGCTGCTGCTCGACACGAGCGGTTCCATGGAGACACGGATGTCCACCGGTCGTCGTCGTATTGACGGACTCCGTGTGGTCGTGACGGACATCAAGGCGCAGGGGCACGTGCCCATGATCGCGTTCGGCGGACCGTATGACTCGCAAGTCCGATTCGTGGACGTCGTGCCCGACCCGGACGGTGGAACCCCGCTGCACGAGGCGATCCCGTTCGCCAAGGTCTATGGCGCGACCCGACTGGTCGTTATCAGTGACGGCTGCCCGGACCTGACGGACCAGTCGATGGAAGCCGCTCGCGCGTTCGGTGGCCAGATCGATGTGGTGTTCGTCGGCAACGCCGGGGAGTCCGGGTCGTTCTTCCTCGACCAGCTCGCGCAGGCGACCGGTGGGAAACGGTTCGAGGGTTCGCTCGGCGATACGAAGCAGCTCACGGCCACGGTCATCGGTCTGCTCGAGGGTGAGGTCGAACCGACACGCGCACCGATTCAGGGTCCGGGTTTCACGGCAGACGAAGCCGATCCGCTCGCCGAGGCCGACGACCCGGACGATGACACGGAGGACGAGGACGAGGAGGCGGACGATGAAGACGACGACAAGTAACCCGCTGTCGCAGAGGAGCTCGGCCTTCAGATACGCCCGTGAGCGGGCACTGATGGTCGGGCTCGACGTGAACACGGCTGACGCGGTCGCCCATCGGTGCATGGACTTGTGGGACCCTGAATACGCGGTCCGCGAGTGGAACGAGTTCATCGACCAGGAGGTGATGCGTCATGCCGCACCGTGACGGAGAGTTCCACGGCACGAAGGCCCCGCTCGAGCATCTGCGTGCTCGGGCTCGGGCCAGCATCGTCAAGCACCCACGATATTATGCGTTGCCCTCATACGGCGACGTTTACGTGGACGGCGCGGGCACAGTGTATGCCCGGTCGCCGATGTCGAACAAGTTCACCATGGTCGTCGGTCAATGCGTTCCCAAGGAGTTCTGACAATGACAACGAATCCGATCCGCCCCATGCTTGCTGTGCCGATGTCAAAGGCGAACGTCAACGACTGGCACGACTGGTCCATCGAAACAAAGTACGACGGCGTGCGACTCATCGTAGAGGTCGGTCGCAGCACTGTGACAGCGTGGACGCGCCCACGCGGTTCGTCAAAGGACATGGCGGTCCGCGTGCTGCCGAAGCATCTCACCATCGAGTTGCTGACACTGCCGGAGGGCACCTACGACGGCGAGCTGATGGCGGGCACCACGTCCACGGACGTGACCCGGCTCGACCTCGAACACGAGCGCCAGTTCGTGGTGTTCGACCTGCTGCGGGACGGTGTGATTCACACCAGCGACTGGTCCTACCTCGTGCGCCGGGTTCGACTCGCGCAGATTTTCGAGCGAACGACCGTTGGGCCACGTGCCCACGTCTGGTTGGCAGAGTCGCGGCCGCTAACCTGCAAGGCTGACGTGACGCGGTTCGTCAAGTCGGTCTGGGACGATGGCGGCGAGGGTGCGATCCTGAAGCGGAACGCAGCCCGGTATCAGGCCGGCAAGCGGTCGCCCGACTTCATCAAGGTCAAGAAGGAGTCGCACGAGGTCATGACCATCGTCGGGTTCCAATCGACCAAGGGGATCATCATGGACCGCGGGCCGTTCGCCATCGTCGTGGTTGAGGACAAGGACGGCAACCGAACGACCGTGAAGACCGTGGACGATCATCAGCTCGCGCAGTTCAGCAACGCGACCGATCACTCGCGTCAAGGGTTCACGGACAGTCACCCGGCCATCGGCCGCAAGCTGATGATCGAATACCAGGACCGCACCCGCGACGGCGGCTACCGTCACCCGCGGTGGGACCGCTGGGCAGAGGTGGGGGAATGATGACCGACCGTGACAAACGGATGGCGCGTCACATTGCCGACCTCGCGAAGGCGTTCAACGTGGACCTGGTGGTTCGACCCGACATGTCGCCAGACAAAGCCGGCGCAGGGTTCCACCGAAGCACCGGTCAGAAGCTCATACGCATTGCACCGGTGACCGAGGAGACGACCTACATCGTGGCGATGCACGAGCTCGGGCACTGCCTATCACCCATGGGTCAGCTGCGCGAGGAAATGAGTCTGACGATGCGGACCATGAACCAGCTCTCGTCCACACGGGACGTCGCCCTTCAGCTCGAGGAAGAGCGTGCTGCATGGGAGTGGGCGCAACATTACGCACTCGAGTGGACAGCGGCCATGCAGTCCGTGAAGACCATGTGCCTCGGCGCGTATGAACGTCGCGCCCGGTCACTCATCACACTCGGCTACAGACGAAGGAGAAAACCATGATGTGCTATTTTTGTTCGACCCGGCCCATTGATCCGACGCACGACCCTTACTGTGGGGTCGAATGCGCCATCGACGCTGAGGTCGATTCAGACCTGACCGTCAACCGGATGCAGGACGTCCCTGCACTTCGACAGATGGTCAGACGTTGCTGGCCCAAGGCGCAGTGCGATACGAAGGGCGCCGCCGAAGCCCAGATGCGGTCGCTGCTCAAACGCGGGCTGGAGAAGAACGCAGCCACGGTCCACGTGTATGAGTGTCCGCACTGCCGATACTGGCACGTGGGACATACGTCATGCTGAACCCGGCCCACGAGTTGTATTGTCCCTGCTGCAACGGGTGGATGGCTGTCGTTGATGGCGCGGTCGTCACGGTTCACATTCACCCGACCTACGGGCGACACATCGACTTCAAGGTCACCCGGTTCTTAAGCTGCCTCGAATGTCCACTAGTCAGCGAGGTCAACTTGCAGAGCGGCACACTGACCGACTTGGGCAATGTCAATATCCGAAACATCATGGCGCCGTTCGTGCCGGGCATCGACACGAACCGCGCCTTGACCATGCAGCAGCCCGCCGTTGGGTTGCACGGAAGGAAGGACTCATGATCGCAGCGAAGCCGCTCACGATGACTGTTGTATGTAGAATCTGCGGAGACCAGTTCGGTATGTGGCGAACCCACTGTCCGGCCTGCGGCGCACATGCCCCAGCGATCCCGGCACGGGTGCTCGCTGAAACGAAGTCACGGCGACACCCACTCGCGCAGCGTCGGCCGAAGGCTGATGAGTGCACCCTCTGCCGTCGCACGAAAGCCAAGCTTCGGTGTCCGCACTGCAACGAACTGATTCACAAGGAGTGCCTGCGACTCCATCGTGCTGACTGCCTCACGTTCCAAATGGAGCGGGAGATCGAAATCAAAAAGTTAGGGATGACATCATGAAGCTCATGAGCATCGCACTCGACCACGGCCGCATCCTCCGAGTCGGACAGGTGTGGCAACACAACACAGAACTCCGGGCCGTCGTCATCGTCGGCCTGCTGTGCCACTGCAAGGGTATGGCAGACGCGGTTGTGGTCAACATGAACACGGGTCGGACGTATCACATTGACGCCGACACCTTCGCAGTCGGATCGAAGGGCTGGTCACTGCTCCACGAGCACGTGTCGCGCCCGGTCATGTTCAACCTGTTTCGTCGTGCGTCAATCGCGTCGAAGCAGCAGCTCGTTCAACTGCCGCTCGGCAAAGCTGCGCTCGACCACAGCTTCTTCGGAGCGCGGTCATGAAGCTGGCGTGCATCTGCGGAGCGTCGAATCGTATCCCGTCCATCCCCAAGTCGCGCATTCGTTGCGGGGCTTGCAAGCGCGAGTTCACTCCGACTGACCTTGTCAAGGCACGGTCTGAAACTCCGGACCAGATGAACCCCATACCCGAGGGTCTCGAAGACGACCTCGAGCGGCTCGGGCTCAACGACCTGGAGGATAACGATGCGGGTTACTGAATCGCTCCGCGAAACGGGCGTGGGTGAAGGCACCCGCCCGCGGAACCTCGGTGAGTTCGATGGTGAATCCAAAGTCGCGAGCCTGCGGCTATTGCTCGCAGCTCATGAAAACGAAGTGACGCTGCCGGACCGTCGGTGGTTTCGGTTCATCCAGAAGCTGGGCATCGTCCTGCTCCAGGGCATCGTCTGGCTCGGCCCGAAGCAGACGCCGGCCGAGCTCGCTGAGGTGTTGAGAAACAGCCCGGCCCTCTCGAACAGGACGAATCCGAGTGCACCGCTGCCGCCTGGACCGCGAGTGATCGTGATCCGCAGCACACCCGCCATGCCCACATGGATGACGGCGCCAGCGGCTGCACCAGCGCGACGGCTGGACGGCACACTGGTTGACTCGCCGATTGTGGTCTACGGTCCCACAAGGCATCGTCGTTAACCATTGACACAGTCTGATCGCGTGATACGATGGCGTTCACGTATCACGCGATCCGTTCCCACCTGCGCGAAGGGCGACTCACATGAAGCCGATTGCCATCGACTCCGATCATTACCGCGACCGCAAGCAACTTCAGGCACTGCTCGATGAACGCTGCGAGCGACAGCCGGATGGTTGTCTCCTGTACCACGACCCAATCATTCTGGTGAGGTGTCAAGGTTACACCGAACCGGTGGCCGTGTCACCGGCTCGAGTTGCATGGGCACTGGCCCACCCGAAGGAACACCTCACGGTTCACGAGCGACTCGTTCACACCTGCAACTTCGGCACGAACAAATACAAGGACCAGCGCGTCTGCTGCAACATTGATCATCTCAAACGGGGTGGCCTCGAAGAGGTCATCGTGATGAAGGCGACCCGCCGTCATCGACTCGTGCTTCAGAAGGAGTCAGCATGAAAGGTATCACGCTCGAGACGGCGACCGTTGTGGTCCTGTCGCTTGACGGCACACTCGTTTACGTGGAGTCTGTCGAGCCCACTCACGCCAGCGTCGTCGCCCTACCCGACCAGCCCGCAGAACGTGCTGATGATCGAGTGTTCAAGCCCGGCTGTGTGGGGTCGAAAAAGATCTCACCGTTCAGCACAGCAGACAAGGTCATCCCGGTGCCCGACTTGTCTGAACGGAACAAGCTGTTCATCGGCACCTACGAACAGTTGCGAACCCAGCATGGCGCGAACCACGTGGATCGCACACCCGAGGAACTCGCGGCCCACGAAGCTGCGAACGCGGGTCCGGTCGTCAAGGCGAAGAAGACGCGTGCGACACCCGAGGAAAAGGAAGCTGCGAAGGCTGCCAAGAAAGCTAGCAAGGGCGGACCGCGCTACCTTCAGCGGTGCGTGACCTGTGGTGAACAGCCGGGCCACCCGAATCATCCGACCGTGCATCCGTTCGAGGCATCCCCGCCACCGGTCGTGCTGTGCGCGGCCTGTGACCAGCCCGCAGACGCAGCACACCACGCAGAGGGTGACACGTTCACCCACCGGTTCATGGGCGGCAAGCCGATGAAGGTGCAGCGTGAACCCCGGGCGCCGAGCGAACCGAAGGTCAAGACTCCGAAGTGTGCGCCGTCAAGCGGACCGTTCGTCTGGATCGGATCAGATGACCGGCTCGAAATGCTGGCAGCCGTCAATCCGAAATACAAGTCGACCAACTCGGGCGCAGCCATCGTGGCCGTGTTCCGTGACGCGGGTGAGGCTGGCGCGGATATCAGCGCAGTCATGCTCGTACTCTCGAAACACGAGCGCTGGGCGGCTGTGCCTGTCGAACGGGTGCAGGTCGCGGTCGGTCAACTGCTCGGTGGCAAGTTGATCGCGGTCAAGTAACCCGTGACAAACAGTCCATGTCGTCGTCGTCGTGTTGGTTGGCCGGATGTAGCCGTCGTCAATGACCCAGAAGGGCCGTGTATTCTTGCTTGTCGAAAAACGGCACAGAATCATTGGGACCGGGTATATGGGTCTCCGCCCAACGGGTTACACCGACTACACACCTGTGAAAATGGAACAGGTGATGCTTCAAGGGTGTGCCGAAATCTTGGCCATATGAAATTAGGTACGCCTAAGAACAACACGCGAGACACAATTCAAAGCGGTCGATTCAGACCAGATCGGGCCTGATGAAACACCATGTAGTTTTAGACGGCCCGGACGGCGCTGGCAAGACGACCTTGGCCAAGATCATCTGTAAGCAATATGGCATGTGGTATCGGCACGAGGGACCGCCGCCTCCTGGTGTGCCCGTGTTTCAGCATTACAGCGGTCTCCTCGAACAGACCACTGAGCCCACCGTGTTCGACCGGCTGCACGTGGGTGAACTCGTCTACGGTCCGCTGCTGCGTGGTGCATCGGGCCTGACCCGCGAACAGGTCGATGAGCTCAACGAACAGGTTACGTTGGTGATCTGCTTGCCGCCATGGAACGTCTGTTTGGCGAACACCCGTGGGCGCGTCGAGCTGATCAAGGATGTCACCGTGCTGTATGCCGCCTACATACGTTGGGTCGTGCTCTCCGTCGACCTCGAGCAGCGCGCGCTTATTGAACGACGGAGCCGTGAGATTCAGGTTTACGATTACACGGCCAGCGACTTTCATCTGGAGGTCAAGTGATGCTACATTATGATTGGATCAGCCGTGTCGAGTTTCTGCTCGATCATGGCACGCCCGTGGGTCCGCGCGGTCTGATGACCCACGAAGACCTGGGCGCACAGCTCACGGTGGACTGCGAAGCCAACTTGCTGGACGTCCCTGCGCGCAAGCTCAACTTCCGGTTCGCGGTCGCCGAGTGGTTGTGGATGGCGTTCGGTCGCAGCGATGTCGAGTCGCTCGCCCGCTACAACAGCGTCATGCGCTCGTTCAGCGACGACGGGATCTTCTTGACCGGTGCCTACGGCCCGCACATCAACGCCCAGCGACGGAACATGGTTCGCAAGCTGAAGACTGACCCGCACACCCGACAGGCGGTCATCGAAATCCCGCGACCGCAACGCACCACGAAGGATGAGCCCTGCACCCTGTCGTTCCAGTATCTGCTGCGCGATGGTCGGCTCAACCAGATCGTGACGATGCGCTCGAGCGATGCGTGGCTCGGCATTCCGTATGACGTGTTTACGTTCACCCAGCTTCAGAATTGCTTCGCGGGTGAGCTCGGCGTCAAGCGCGGCTGGCTGCAACTGAACATGGGGTCGTCACATCTGTATGAGCGCGACTTCGACGCAGCACGTGGGGTCATGGGTGCCTACGACTCGCTCGACGCAGACACGGCCGACGTGCTCAGCAGCCCGACCCTTTCCGGATTCCCGCCGCTGTGGCTCGAGAGCATGCTCCTGACAGACCGGAACGCCAGCGTCCCGAACGCGATCCCAGTCGTCACCCACCCGACCTCAGATGACGCAGTGTGGGAAATGTATGGGCGCGTGCTGCTGTCGAAGTCGAGCGAGGAGGCGCGGTCGATTCTCCGCGCCGGGTCCATACTGTGACACCAACCACGACGGGTTCGGCGTTCTGCCGGACCCATTTTTCCTTCGCTGATGACCGTCTGACCGACCGTCTGGCGACCTTCCCAGGACTGCATATGGTGCAGTTTTGTGCACCATCCAATTACAATTTCGGTATGTCAAAGTGTGTAACGCGGCATTGCCCTTACCCAGGGGTCGGTCGTCGTTCCTGGGCCGATTCTGGCCGTTCTACGGCACGTCAGAACGTCAACGAACTCGACGCTTTGCAGCCGTTGCGGTCCGTTCGACCGTCTGACCGTCTGTCAGTAGTAATGATGGCCGGTGGTGTGTAAATGTTACACCCTGATTTGTTCGCTGACGAACCGGCGCCCGAACGTCAGACCGCGCGGAAAAGCGCGCAGCAGGAATACCGTGAGCGTCAGCTCGCTTCCCTACCCACGCCCGCAGATTATCGACCCGACCCGCCGCCCGAGTTGCGTGGTGAGACCCGGATCATTCTGAACGCCGAGACTGACGGGCTCGAGTGGTGGGGCGCGCACCGTCCGATTGGTTGGTCGTGGTGTCTGCCAGAGTCAGGTCGGTCTGGGTACCTGCCGATGCGCCATCGTCCGGGCGGCAACCTCGGGGTTGAACAGGTCCATGCGTTCCTGCGTGACGTGCGCGACATGCACGTGGACAACATCAATACGCGGTTCGATATTCACATGGCGCGCGCTGATGGTGTCGACCTGACCGAGCAAGGGAACACGTTCGGCGATGTTGCCCATCAAGCTGCACTGCTCGATGATCACCGCATGCGCTTCAAGCTCGACCTGCTGTCGCTGGACATCCTCGGGTGGAACGTCGAGACTGACGGGCTCGGAAAGATTCCGCCGTGTATCACGGGCGAGGTCGAGTTCCAGTTCATTCATCCATCCATCGTGGCGCCGTATGCGGTTCGCAACGTGGAGCAGGTGCGGCAGTTGATCGAAGCGTTCGCACCGCTCATCCGCGAGGAGAACCTCGAGGCCGTGCTCGACCTCGAGCAACAGGTCATCCCGATCGTGGTCGAGATGGAGAAGAACGGCACGCTGCTCGACATGGACTTGTTGCATGAGTGGCAGGCGAGCGCGACACGCGACCTCGAAGAGAAACTGTGGTTCATCTACAAAGAGACCGGTATTCAACTCGAGTCGCCCGACTCACCAAAGGATCTCGTTCGTCTGTTCGAGGCGCGAGGGATCCCGATGACCGCGCGGACTGAGCACGGCAAGCCATCTTTCACGGATGCTGTGCTCAAAGGGATCGATGATCCCTGTATCGCGGCGCTCCGACAGGCCGGGCAGCTCGCGGATCTGAAGTCGAAGTACCTCGACAAGTATGCGAAGGCTGCGCGGTCTGATGGCTGGCTGCGCTTCAACATGCACCAGCTCCGATACGGTCGCAGCGAAGACGACAAGCACGGCACGGTCAGCGGACGGTTTTCCGCAGCCGGTGACAAGTTCGGCGGGTACAATCCGCAACAGGTGGTCGCGGTCGAGAAGCAACTGGAGCGAGGGTGGTGCCCGAACTACGTGGTTCGCAAGCTATTCATTCCAGAGAAGGGCAAGCTGTGGCTCGCAGCAGACATGATGCAGGTCGAGTATCGGCTGTTCGCGCACTACGCGAATGACCCGAGCATCAATGCCGCCTATGCGGCTGATCCCTACGCTGACTACCACGCGGTCGTCATGCGATTGCTTCACACGGTCGCGCCCTACCTGAATCGCAAGCTGGTGAAGAACGTCAACTTCGCCAAGATTTACGGAGCCGGGCTCATCAAGTTCGCGCTCATGCTCGGGCTCATCACGGACGCAGAGTTCGTGATGTTCTCTGAACGGATGTCACAGCGCGACTGGTCCGTGCTCGATGAACCGACACTGGCTGAAGCCAAGAAGCTGAACGAGGATTACAACCGAATGTTCCCGGGCGTCAAGCCGTTGCTCAAGAAAGCCAGCGAGGTGGCTAAGCAGCGCGGTTACGTGATGACGCTCATGGGTCGACGGGCTCGGTTGACTTCACGGTTTTATAGTTCGCTCAATCGCATCGTGCAAGGCGGGGCCGCAGACATCAACAAGCGCGTGCTCATCGAGGTCTACAAGATGCGGAAGGCGCTGGGTCTGACCATCCGTCTGACGGTGCATGACGAACTCTGTGCAGACCTTGCGGACCGCGTCACACTGCCCGAGGTTGAGTGGGTGTTGAACACGCAATACTTCGACGTGCGCGTCCCGATCTTCTGGGACACCAAGGTCGGAGCCAACTGGGCGGCTTGTAAGTAAATGGAGGATGAGTGATGATGTGCCCCAACTGCGCGCGTTGGTCACCGCCCGATCCCGAGACCGGCTACGATGTAGATGAACTCTGTCCCGACTGTCGCGGCGACGAGCTCGGGAACACGAACGGACCCGAAGAAGAGACCTGCGACGGTGGCGAGTATCATGTGCGTGACTCGGACTTGGTGCCATGAAAGAACGCGACCACGAGCGGAAGTGCATGGCTCTGTTTACTACGTACCTGCCAACGGCCAACCTCTGGAAGATCAACGACACGGTCACGGGTGGGCAGCCTGATCTTGAAATCGCGTGGAACGGACACACAACCAAGATCGAGTTCAAAGTCCTGAAGAAAGACGAGACCGTCCACGACAAGTGGGAGGACCAGCGGCAGCTCATCACCTGCGTGCGCTACGAGCAGCAGACTCAGAGGTGTTGGGTGGTGGCTTTCAGGAACCTGGACCGTCGCACTGATCGAGATGCCGAGACACTCATCTATCGGCCCACGAAACTCTTGAACCGAGCGCTACCCACGACCGACGGGTTCGATGACGATAACGGCAAGAAATACAGTGTGCTGTGGCAGCGCGGCGTGATACGATTGCAAGGCATCAACTACCTCGGCGTCCTCAACCTCATTCGGAACACGCACCTATGAAAACCTTGATCGTCAACACGTATGCGGGCTCACTCCTGTTGGGCGCGAACGCCGTGCCCGGTGCGAACATCATCGGGTCTTACGAGGACTCGGGGTTCGGTGTCGCCAACACGAAGGCCAACCGAGCGATGTTCACCGAGGCCACGCCCGACTTCGAGTTCATCGACACGATCAAGAAGTGGCCGGACCAGGACTTGACTGGTGTGGTCGTGCTTGCGCACCCGCCATGCTCGGCGTTCAGTCAACAGAACACATCAGCCGCGAAGCGCGGTGTGAACTCGGAAGCCTTCGAGTGCACGCGCAAGGTGCTCAAGTATGCGATGACCAACGGCGCTCTTGCCATCGCGGTCGAATCTGTACCCGGCGCTCTCGCTGGCGCGTGGGACGTGTATGACTCGATGGCTGAGCGCGGCGGGTATCATGTCTACCGCATTCTGAAGAACTCGTTGCTGTTCGGCGTCCCGCAATTCCGCGAGCGGTTCTGGGCCGTGCTGGTTCGCAAGGGCGCAGCCGACCCGGTCATGCACTGGCGACTCTCGCCACACGTCACGACCATCGCCACGACGCTGGACCCGATTCATCCGGGCACGCCTGTCGATGGACTCAGCAAGGGTATCGACAAGTTCGTGGGGCAGCTCACGGGTCAGTGCCGTTGTGGTGTCGCGCACAACTTCGATGAGGCTGAAGTGCGGGCCCTCGGACTCGCGAGCATCACGGGCTTCAAGCGTCAGGGATTCTCTCGGCTGATTCAACCACGGTTCTTTCCGACGCTCGACCCCAAGGAGGTCTGTCGTGTCCACGTCTCGCCGTTTACATCAAGTCAGCCGTCCATCTTGGCACCGGGCGGCTTCGCACCTGTGCTGCTGGGTTCTTCTCTCTGGGTGTATCGCGGTCAGCCGGTGTCGCAAGAAGGCTACAAAGCCATCATGGGTTTCCCGACTGATTACGTATTTCCAAAGGACGGACACTACGGGATGAGGACGTTTCTCTCGAAGGGCGTGTGCCCGCCGGTGGCCACCTGGATCCTCGACAACATCAGAATCCATCTGGGTGAGGAGCCGGCGACCGCGTTCACGTGGGGCGAGGGTTACCGCAAAGACATCGAGCCCGGACGCATCGGATCGTTTCGACCCGGCCGCGTCAGCATCCTCAAGCGGCTCGAGCAGATGTATGCGATGGGCAGTCCCGAGGATGACGAACCCATCACACTGCGCGACGAGGAAGACGCACTCGAAAACTGATGTTCACAACGTTGTGAACATGACCAGGATCGTGAACGTTACACCGCGTAGCGTTCATTAGTCTGAACGTGGAGGGAAGGGCATGCACGTCACCTATGACTGGGTCTACTTGTGTTCGGACCCACGTCGTCGTCTCGCCATCACACTTCAACTCTTGCCGCGTGAGCCACTCGTGGGCTTGCGCCGGATGCACGTCTGTTGGTGCAGCCACCTCGACCCAGCCATCCGACCACTCGAACTCGAAATCTCGGCTGAAGCTTTCGCGCCATCGTGGCTCCAGTATCAGGTCACGGACCTGTCGTCGCTGGCGGCTGGTTGTCCGGTCGGCTTGCAACGATACTTCTTCCACGACAAACCGCGCTGGGCGCTCGGCGTCAAGCTGTTGCTCCCGGTCAAGTTCGAGGCGCCAGCTGTTGACCACGTCGGCCTTCTTGCCGAACGCTTTCCATTTGGTGGATGGTCAGACAGCCAGGAGAAGGCGCGTGGCTGTCAATCTAAGACGGTCGGAGGCGTCCGGCGCACGATTCTGTGATCGCCGAGGTGAATCGTTCCTACGTCATGCATGGACCTGGGAATAGTCGAACGAAATCCCGGTGGTCGTGCGGTCGTGTCAGCCGGATTCGGTCGATGGCGCGGCGTACTTTCGACGCTGAACCGGCGCGGCTCGGACCACTTGGACCACATGGACCAGGAGGCCCTAGACGAAAACGTCATGTATTAAATACAACAACCAACCCAAGGGTTTGCTCGGCATTTAGACTAGGGGCGACGTGGTCCATGTGGTCCAAGTGGTCCAAGTCAAAACGGCAGGGCATCGTTATCTTCAGTCGGCGCGCTGGTCGCTTGGCCACGCTTGGTCCACGAATCGAGTTTGTCTTCGAACGACAGTCGGACCTGCTTGTTGGTGATTTCCACCAGTCGCTTGCCCCGTAGGACGCCTTGCCGTTCTCGGTCTTTGGGCAACCTGACGAAGAGGGGAACGGTCGACAGTGCACCCTCAAGCCGGCGCAACTTGTTGGCGAGCTTTTTCGAGGTGAGACCCAGCGCCGGCAGCAGCTTCACGAGATCCTTGAGTTCGCCTACCCACGGCAGCGCCAACGTTTGCAGCATGTCGGCCACCACGTCGCCGTCGAGGATCGCACTTGCGTTGTTCGCGTCGTTCTCGTTGATCAGGTCGAGGAACGTGCCGGCGGGCCAGCCGAGCGCGGGCTCCGCAGCGGTGACCGTGAATGCCGCGTCAGCCATTCGCGGCAGTCGCAGCGGTCGGGGCATCACCGGTTCCGCCGCGAGCACGCTGGTCATCACGTTTCTTTACACGGATGACGACGTGCTCGTGGTCAGCGACCCGCAGCGGCTCATGGAGAACTCGTTCGGCACGTCTGGCAACTTCAAGTTCTTCAAGGGTGTGGCGCGGCTTGAGCATATCGCCACTCAGCTCTCGCGTGTGATGAAAGTGCCCATCACGGGCGCACGCTACGACGCACAGATCCTCGACGCGGGCGTGTGGTTCATGCGGCAGTGTGACGTGAAAGAGTGGACGTGGCTGCTGATGATGTTCTCGTGCATGCCCTACCTCGCGGACCTCGACCCGACTAGTCATGAGTTCCGTCGACTCGACCAACGATTCCTCACGGCCTACGGCTGTCGCAAAGGCTGGGACCGGCTGTTCCGTGCGCCGGACCGTCGCAACTGCTATTCGCACCCGACGAAGTTCAACATCCCAACCCTTGTCAAGGACACGGTGTTCGTGCACTATAAAACCGGACGACACAAGCGCGACTGGATGACGGCGCTCGAAACATTCCTGTTGGAGCGATCATGAAGATCCTGTTCACTGGCTTTACCTCGCGCACGACGGGCAGCGAGCAGATCCGCTACGACTACCTGTCCAACGTGTTCGTGCTCAAGCGCGCGCTGGAACTCGCAGGTCACGAGGTGGACTGCCGGCCCGTGTCGTTGCAGACGGACCCGTGCATCGAGGAGGACTACGACTGTGCGGTGGTCGGGACGGCTGCGTGCCACAGCATGTCCTCGAGGTTCAAGCTCGGGGCGCTGTGGACGATGCACAAGTTCGGCACCCGGGCCGGCATCTTCCCGTCTGACGGGATGAACCTCTATATGTTTCCGACGTCCCTGCGGACCTGCCTGACAGGTGAGCATGGCGCGCGCACGCCCTACGAGTATTTTCTCAGTGGTCAGTTCGATAAGACGAACGTGGTCGATGCGGAGTTCGCAGCCGACATGGGTCCGCTGTTCACCAGCATCCTCGAACGTCTGCCGTGGAGCGAGTCGAACCCGCACTGTGACTGGCGCGTGCTCGTGCCGACCCACTCGTGGGGCAACCCCGAGGTGTATCGGCGCTATTACGGCACGAAGGACCTGATGACCTGGGACCCGACCAATGTGGCGATCCCGATGCAGTTCCCGGCAGGCACCCTCGCGCCTGACGGTCGGCTCGTTGCAGTGCATACGGCGCTCGCCAATGAACGCAAGCGCGCGTGGATTGTGTCAAGCCTTCAGAACCAGGCCGTGTGGATCAAGCGACAGAACTGCAAGTGGCCGGTGGTTGTCATCGGGAACAAGCGGACCGCGAGCCGTGGCGAGGGTGCCGATTACATTCCCGAGCTGCAGCTCATCGAGGAATACTACACGAAGCACTGGGGCCACCTCGCCTTCGGGTATCCGCTCGCTGACGGCGGATGGTGGCGCATGCGCTACGTCCACGCGGCGCTGGCGGGCATCGTGACCTGCACAGACGAAACGAACGCGCGCCGGATGCCGCCTGACTTTCAACACTCACGCATCATGCTAGAACGGTTCAGCGATGAGAAGCTGGCCGAGGTCGCACTCAACCAACATCTCCAACTCATGGACTCGGCATGGCCGGCCGACCGTGCTATCGAGACGGTCGATGCGTTCGTGAGGGGACTCGTGTGATGATGCACCACGCCACCGAAACTGAGTGGCAAACCATCGCACGAGTGCAGAAAGAAATGCTCGCTAACATCGAGCAACAGTTGTGGGAGACGAGTCCGCTGCGCGTGGAGACGCACGAGCTCACTGACCAGCGAACCCTCCGCGTATCCTACGACCTGTCGCTCGCGCAGCTTCACCTCGAGCGAAATCAGCGCGACATGCTCGACCACATCATGAAGCGATGCGCCGACCAGCTTGGCGAACGTGTCGCGCAGTTGATCGATGACCGGGTGTTCGACGCGCTCATCACGGGTGCGATCAAGGACGCGGTCCGCGACGAGGTAAAGAAGGCCGTGGCCGCCCGTGTTGAGGACTTCATCCAGGAGATTCTGTAATGGCGATCCCGATCATCGGTCAACCATCAGTCGGAGAAGACTGGTTCATCGTCATCCCACTGAAGTGCTCATGTGGGGCTCACATGAACATCGCCGGCCAAATCGGCGTCGTTCGTGGGTGCCCGAACCCCGAGTGCCGATACATCTACCGCGTCATGAAGATGCCAGATCAGACACCCGACGGGCAGATCAACTGGTTTATCGGCACGGCGATGAGGCCACCGACATGAGCAGCTTCATGGGTCTACCAAAAGAACCGCCGGTGCTTGTGGGTGGCGACGAGCCCTACCCGTTGTTCACCCGCATCTCCATCGAAACGCTGTCGTTCTGCAACCGGTCGTGCTCGTTCTGTCCATTACACTGGTCCCAGGACGAGCGCGGCAAGAAGCGGATGACCGACGAGCTTTATCTGAAGATCGTCAGCGAGCTGGGCCTCGTCGGCTTCAGTGGTGTGGCACAGATGTTCCTCTTGAGTGAGCCCACCATCGACGTGACGATGCTCGAGAAGCTGCGACGGCTACGATCCGAGTGCCCGCGTGTGACGACCTACGTCTCGAGCAACGGCGATCTGTTCGACAAGATCATGCAGATTCGAGGGCTCGACGCGGCTGTCGAGCGTGTGCTCGCCTTCTACGACAATGGCCTGACCGTGCTTAACCTGAACATCTACGACGAGGGCGAGGTACAAGCTGAGCGCTTTACGACACTGACGAACGGTCTGCTCGCAGCCGGTGTGCGCTGGACCACCAACAAGTATCGGAAGCACAGTCCGCGTGGCAAGTTCATGGCGCTCACAGACATGCGGATCAAAACGAATCCAACACAGAGCATGACCAACGTGCTCTACATCAAGACGAAGGAAGAGCGCGCAACGATCACCGCGCCGCAGATCCACTGCTCGCGCACTCAGCGCCACCTCGTCATCGAGTACGATGGCAACGTGCCCATCTGCTGTGCCATCGACGTGACTGACAAGTCGCTACCCTCGATGGGTAACATCAATACGCAGAGCCTTTTCGAGGTATGGAACGGTCTACCGATGATGCAGTATCGGTGGTTCACCCAGCAGAAGCGGCGGGTGCTGCCGGGCTGCTCAACCTGCACGCACCGCATGGCCTTCCCGGCCATCGTCAGGAAAGTTCACCCAACGCCGGAACTCGAAGCTCAATGGGAGGGACAGCTATGACACGACGACAAGCCGTCAAGCGCGCGACGATGCTCGCCTTCGGCATGGCGCTCGGCAAGCTCGATGCGCTGAAGGC